CCCCAGCCGTACCTCCGGCGAACTGCCACACGCCGCCGTGGCAGTAGTAGCGATCATTAAAGCCGGTACCAGGCATCTTGCCAACATGCCAGAGATAGCCATCGCCGGTCTCGCCCATGATCGCAGTCCCCAACGAGGTAAGGGTGTTCTGCTGAAACTCGCCAACGTACCACTGGGTGTCGGTGAGGATGAGCTTCATGGCCTTCGCCGGGCTGCCAGAGTCCGGCGCATTCACGCCGATGAACGGTGTTGCGCCTCCTCCGCCATCCACAGCGTTGATGTAGGCGTACTGCTCGCTGGCCGTGGGCTTGAAGCGGATCTCGGGCAGATACGTTCCACCAGGGTTGATCTCCAGACGCTTGCCGCCGAAGCCTGACAGCAATTGCCCACGAATAGTGACATCTCCAGTCGAAGCCTCGATGTCAACTGTCTGATTCTCGCTGGCGTCAAAGGCTTCGAATCCCTCAGGAGTGATGGTGACGCGAGGACCGGCAATTGCGGTCGTGCCGACTGCGGAACGGACCTCCCAGTCATCCACCGCGATGTCGCCGGTGTTGAGATCATCAGCCCGGATGAAGAAGCGGATGCGAACCCACTTGAGGTTGTTCACCCGGAGGTTGTATCCACGCTTTGTCCATGTACCAGTGGGGGTGTAGGAGGTTCCACCACCGATGATCTCGCCGTTGTCTAGGGTGGCTTCCCAGCCAAGGTACATCGTGGCTCCGGCTGACGGAGCGAACTGCCCATTGCGGAGGTAGATGGCAGCGTAGTACGTCTCACCAAACTGGGTCTGAATCCAATCGGTCATGTACATTCGGCCACCGTTGAAGCCGGCAGCAGTTGACAACGCCTGGAGGTAGTACCCGTTGCGGTCGATGAAGCCTGTGGCAAAGAACCACTTGGTTGGTACTTCGGCCCACTGCGTCGTCAGCCGAGCATCCCTCCATTCCTGGAGGTTGAAGCTCGGGTCCACAACCAGGTTCATCGTCGGACCGAGGGACAAGCGCGCGGTGTCGATCGCTCCGGCGTTGATATGCTGTGCGCCGATTGCCCCAGCCGCGATGAGGTTTGCGGTGACAGAGTTCTCCTCGATGTCATCACCAACGATGCCTTCAACGAAGGTGCTCGCAATGATGCTCTCTGGACCTCGATTGCCGTTGGTATCCACCGGGATGAACTTGGCATAGATCTGCTCGCCCAGTTCGTACATGGTGACGACAACGACCAGATCCCCAGCGGAGGTGAGAGTTCCCACCAGGTTGTTCTCGGGGACATCAGCGATATTTGACAACCAGACTTCGGCATGCTTGAAGTCCGGCGGCAGTGGCACCCCTCCGAACGCCACACCATCCCAAGTGATAGTGGCAGTCCTGAGCATTGATGCCATCGTTGGCGTGGACAGCTGCGGCGGAGGTGTGGTGTCCGTTCCAGTACTACCTTGTACCGTGTCAGAGCGAGCCGACTGGTTGCCAGCATTGTCCACTACGTACACGTATGCTGTGATATCCCGATTGATGTCAACCGGCGAGATCGCGACTTGGTTGCCTGTGGCTACAACCGTCTGGGCATGGGCATCATCCCAGTCGGAGTACTTCCACACGAAGCGATACTCCGCGATGTCGTTTGCAAACGATCCATCGGTGTTGCCGGTGACGAAGTTCCAGCCGGCAAGCATGACGGCCTTGGTGAAGCCGGAGTCGTCGGTGTACTGCTCGAAGCTCAACAGCAGGCCGGTCGGAGCGTTGGGGATGCCGGTGTCCGGTACGTCATCTGGGGCCGGTGCCGAACTCCCAACAATAGTGGCACCTCCGATGATGCCTGCAACCTTCTTCGCCAGCCGGAGTTCGGACTCCAGGAATCGGTCATTGAGCACCAGGGCTCCAGACCATCCCTTGCCGTCTTGCTTGAAGGTGATTTGCTTGACCCGAAGCGCCATCAACGCACCTTGGCCATGCTCGACATTGATCCAGTCGTGGATCTGGTAATCGCGCAACGGGAGGAACAACTTGTCCTGGTGGATCACCATGTTGTAGGTACGCTGGATGCGCTCACCCTCGCCGTTGGATAGCTCGACATCACCAAAAATACTGAGGGTTCCAACGTCCTGCGTACCACCCTGTGAGACAGCCTCCTCCTCACGGCCCCAGATCGTGGACGTAGCTGGATTGGAGCGCTTGACAACGACTCCCTCATCCCCAACCACGATCACATCTGAGACCAAGCCCTCTGTGGTTCCCTGCTGTGGCGCGTCGGTCACATCCTCGCCTACCACGAGCAAAGCCGGACGGGTGACACCACGCTTCCCTGAGACGTATGCACGGATCTCGTTGCCTAGCAGGCCGATCTCGATGTCATCACGATCGATCAGGTTGCCGATGATGTCGTCGTACTTCGCGCCGGTCTTGTACTCGAAGCTGCACAGCGTCGGCCAAGCGTTGCCGAGAGAGTCAACAGACTGGTTGAAGGTCCAGGTGAAGAATGCACCAAGAGCCCCACGGGCCTGGGCTTCCGCGAACAGATCATTGAGAATGTAACCAGGAGTCCTCGCGTCATAGATGTAGCGCTTGTTGTCCCAGATCTTGGTCTTGCCAAGCCTGTCCCAGAGGAGAGACTTGCCAGTCCAGTTTGTGGTGCCGTTGAAGACACCGGCGTTCCATCCCTTGTTGCGCAGCATCCACCGGCCGTCTTCGACCGGTACGCCATTCATGTACAAGTCAACAACCGACTTGTACCCCACCAGGCTTGCACCAGGGCTTCCATCGGTGACGTTCACCGAGATCGATCCGGGGCCATCGGCTACAAAAGACATTGAATCGATGATCGCCTCTGGCAGCGGAGACTGCGCACCAAGCAGACTCGTGATGCGCAAGTCCAACGTTGGCAGGAACTCCGGCGAGACGATCGGAGGCAGCCCGTTGTACCCGAGATGGGAGTTGTACGGGATGCCCGCAGCGTTGTAGTTGGTCGGCATCAGTAGCTCTCCACCCGCATACGACTACCGACTGCGATGGCCGGCAACGTCGCATCGCTTGTATTCTGGGCAAATCTCAGTTGAACGGTCCCGCTACCGGTACACACGAACGTTGCGGCGAGCTTCGCCACCGTCTGTCCACCGGCAACAAGACCAATACCAGTCGTCTCATCGAGCGGTGAAGCCGCGTCGGCCAGAATCGCATGCGCCGTGGATCCGGAGCTAGATGTGCTGGTAGTGCCGGTATCCGGGCCAGCCTGACCGGCATGCATGGTACCAGCCCCAGTCCAAGTCCAGCCGAACTTGATGTCAGGAGTGCTGCTCGCCGAAGTCAAGAACAACACAACGTCGATGCCGTATGTCACACCAGCCATGGCCGGGAAGGACATACCAGTCACGTTGCCGAATGCTGCGGCAGCCGGAGTACTCTGCGCGGCCGTCAGCACCACGCGGAGGTTCAAGCACTCCCAAGTGCTGTTGTCGGCTCGCCACATCCAAGTGGACTTTGGAGAACGGACGTAGACCATCAATCCATCAATGCGATCTCCGGCGATGATGGCATCACGTGCTGCAATGTCAGCCTTGACAAGAGCGTTGGCGGCGATGTCAGCCGGCAGACGGCTCCGGGACACCGTACCGCTAGTGATCTGAGAGCCTGGCAGGCCTGGGATCTGCGCCAATCCGAAGGTGCCCGAGGTGGTCTTGCTGGCCGGCAGGTTCGGCACGGCGTCAACAGGGATTGCGGCACCGCCGGACCCAGTGCCGAGGATGAGAGCGCCGGAGTGGTTCGGGAGACGAGCGGCCGCAAGCGTTCCGCTGTTGATCTTCGCGGCATCAACGTTCTCCACCAGCTTCTGTGAACCATCCAACGTCGCAACGCCAAACGCTGCATGGAACGTTGAGGAATTCAGCTTGGCGCTGATGGAAGTATCGATGGCATCCAGGCGAGCCCTGACGCTGAGCGCCGCACCCCTCGGGTTGATACCCAACTCCGTTTCGATGGCCTCCACGGCATCGTTGATGTTCGTGTGCTGAGTGGTGTGGAGGACTGACGCGGTGTCGAGGTTATCACCCGCAGTCGGGTTGCTCAAAGCGTCAATAGCGCCAGGGTAAACGGTGGCCACGTCATCTCCTACAGGTAAGCCTTCTTGGTTCGGATTCGGAACTTGGTGTTTGCACCGAAGCCCGTGCCTTCCATGCGCATCTGCGGCGCAGCCGGATCTGCGACCAGGCCGAAGAGCTTGGGAGAGTGACCTCCGGCGAACGTAGTGTTGGCATAGACGTCAGTTCCAGTGTCGGTGAAGGCGACCCCCACCCCAACCTTGCTTGACCACGTAGCGGTGTTTACGCACCATTGCTGGCCACTCGGGAGGTTGCCGTTGTACTGGACCCAGTGGCCACTCCGGTTGTCATACACCTTCGGGCTGTTCGCCGGACCATCCACCACGAGGTACATATTGACCATCGGGGCTGTGGATCCGAGTAGCTCCGTGAGAGTCTTGATGGTGCCAGAGACGTACGCCGCGCCCGAGTCATAGTTGGTGTCGGCAACGTCGAACCAGAACGCATCCGGGATGTTGAACTCAACCGTCATCTCGGCTGTGTACGGGGCCATGGCCATCATCGAGGGATCGATCACCGTCGTTACCTCACACAATGCTTGGCGCTGGACCGGCCCGATGTTCTCGATGGTCTGGCGAACATCCAACAGTCTATGGCGAACGTTGAACATCAGCAGGAGCTTGTCGAGGTTGTATCGGTACAACGCATAGTCATCGACCGGCGCCACACCGTCTTCATCTGTACCAGCAACCCACATTTTCAACACCATTCGGCCAGGGCCGAACTTCTTGTGAGCAGTCCACAACTCGCCGTGGCGAAGAGCCTCCACGTTGGCTCCCTGGACCGATGGAGACATGTCACGGCCGGTCCTGGTGCTGATGTTGTACGCAAGGGTGTCCAGGCGTACGCCATCGATCGTCACGGGCCAACGACTGGTGTTCGTCATCCCAATACTCCCAGCGTAGCAAGGCGAGTTGCCTGATCATTGAGTTCCTCGGCTGTCGTCTTCCCAACCGGGTTGTAGGCGTTGAGTTGGATGGAGACCGGCGCGCGCTGTCCCATGGATACCGGTGCTGCCACTCGCGAGGCAGCTGGCGTCAGGCTCCTGGCCGGGATGACATCGTGGATAGACTGCGCGGTGATCGTGTCCGGTATCATGCCAGTCGCGTTCGACAGGAGGTCCAGCGCTCTGTCCACGCCCTTGACCAATTCCCCATAGAACCCTTCCATGATCCACTTACCGGCTGGCTTCAGCAGCTTCTTGTCTCGGGACTCCGGCCCCTTGACCTTCGGGATCTTGTCAGTGAGTGCCTTCAGCTTGGAAGTCACAGCGTTGATGAGAGATTCGATGCCGTTGAGGAGTCCCTGAATGATGTCACGACCGGCGTTGTACAACCAGCTGGCAGCGCCGGAGAACACACCCTTGATCTGGCCGACAACGGCCCGGACCTTGGCCAGCACTGCGTCGATCTTCGCCCCAACCACAGACACCACAGCATTCCACGCTGTAGCGGTTGCAGACTTGATAGCATTCCAGGCCGTGCTGATCGCGGACTTGACCGCATTGGCCTTCGAGTTGACAGCCGAACGAATCCTGTCAAGTGGACCATTAACTGCCCCGTAGATGGCATTCCACGCGGCGACGGTCAGAGACTTGATAGCATTCCAAATCGTCGTGACAACCGACTTGATGGCATTGAATACTGTGGTCACAACCGACTTGACCAGGTTGACCTTGGCCGTTACCTCAGCAACGATGGCATTCCAGACGACAGACACGACCTTCTGGATGGCCTTCATCGCAGTGTTGATGGCGAACTGCCAGAGCGCTACGCCAAGCTGAATGATGGCAAGTACCAAATTGAAGGCAGCGGTGATGATTCCACCGAAGGTATTCCAGAAGTCTTGCCACAAATCGAGGATGGCAGTCACCACGGCGGTGATGATCGCCTTCCAGATATTCACATAAGTGGTGATGATTGTGGCAATGACCGACACCACAGTCGTGACAATGGTCACGAGCGAGTTCCAGATTGTGGCAAAGAACGTACCCACAGCCTGAAGCGCAGTAATGATGGCATTCCATACGGCTTGCAAGGCAGGGACTACGGTGCCAGTGAAGAAGTTCACCACAGCCTGGACAGCCGTCTGGATCGCGCTCCAGACTCCCAACACGATGTCGCGGAAGGTCTCCGAGTTTTTCCACAACAGTATGACAATCGCGATGACTGCGGCGATCGCAACGACGATCAAGCCAATCGGCCCGAGCGCCGCAACCCAAGTGCTGGCGAAGGCGAGGCGCAAGACCTTCAGCACCTCGATGACCTTGCCGATGGTGAGGATGATCTTGATGGCGGCTGCCACAAATAGCAGGACCGCTCCGGCGATACCGACCAGACCAAGGATGATGTTCTGGGAGCCTTGCGACAAGTTGAGGAACTTGTTTACAACGCCAGTGATGGCATCCACGATGCTGCGCAGCGCGGGCAGAAGAGCTTGGCCGATGACGATGCCAGCTGTCTCCAAGGAGCCCTTCATCTGCTCCAGGGAGCCCTTGAAGTTGTCCATGCGGGTTGCGGCCACATCCGCCGCAGACATCTTACCCATGGACGCTGCCATGTTCTCGAAGCCCTGGGCTCCCGCGTTGGAGAGGATGGCAGCAGCACGAACAGCATCCGTACCGAACAACGTTTGCAACGTCGCGGCCTTCTGAGCCGCACCCATACCCTGCAAGGCTCTTTGCAAGATACCGGCGACGTCAGCAAGAGAACCCATCTTGCCGTCAGCATCAAGGAAGATGTTCGTTCCATCCTTGGTGATGAGACCAAGTTCCTTGAAGAGTTCGGCCTGCTTCTTGGTCTGCGGCTGAAGATTCATCAACATCGTCTTCAGCGACGTACCGGCATCGGAGCCCTTGATACCGGCGTTGCCCATCAGGGCAATCGCAGCCGCAGTGTCATCGAAGGAGACACCCATCAAGTTGGCGACGGCTCCAACTTGGGTCATGCTCTGGCCGAACTCGGTAACGTCAATGGCGCTGGCGTTCGCGGCACCAGCAATCAAGTCAGCCACATGCGGCATATCCTTCGCCGCAAGGTTGAACTGGTTCATCGCATTCGCAGCGATGGTGGCGGCCTGTGGCAATGCGATCTCGCCTGCTGCGGCGAGGGCAACGGTGGCGTCGGCCGCGCCATTCATGACGTCTGGTACGGAGACGCCAGCCTTGACCAATTCCTCAATGGCTATTGCGGCTTCGCTGGCACTGAACTTCGTGTCCTTGCCAAGCTGAAGAGCCTTCTTCGTCAGCTGTTCCATCTCGGCACCCGAAGCGCCGGATACGGCTTGCACAGCCGACATACGCTGCTCGAAGTTCGCAGCAGCACCCACGGCTACAGCGAAGCCGGCAGCAATTGCTAGGCCAGCCTTCCCTGCGGCACTGCCGATGTCGTTGACAGCACCCCTACCAGACTGTGTTTTCTTGGTCAGGCCGTCGATGTCCTTTTGAGCGGCATCGACACCACGACCGTTGTAGCTGGTAGTGATGACACCTTCGGCAGTGCCCAGGTTATATGACATTACAGCATGTCTCCTTGGACTGTGACCTCAGCGGAGTCTTCGTCAGGCTTGCGGTTCCGGGTGGCTGCCAGAGGCGAACGGAAGCGTTGCGGCAGGTCCAGCCACTTCTCCATCATCCTCTGCCTCTTCCTGTTGACGTCTTTGGTGTTCCTGCCCGTTACAGACTCAAGCTCCGACTCCAGCGTTGTTCCGAACAGCGCCACTGCATTGTCCAGGCAGTATGCCGTCCAGGGGTCACTTACTCCGAGAAGCTCGCTTGGTCTTGTGTTGTACTGCTTTGCCGTTTGATACACCTGCCACAGCGTCGCGTTGTTCTTGACGAAACCGCTCCACATCAGCAGTTCCTCCGACAGAGAACTGGAAGATGAAGTTTTTGTCCTCCACACTTACCTCGTCCGCGTACAAGGTCTCCTCGTCACGAGCGCCCTCCATGTAAACATGGTAATTCTGGGCGTTGGTGTCGGTGTGTCGCTTGTCGTCGGTCTCCACATACTCGCCGCACTCGTGGTCGTCCAACATGACGCCACAACGAGGTGGCATTTCAACGGGAGGCTCCATCACGACGTAGCAGATCACCTCATCCATCATCTGGAGCGCATCGACCAACTTCTTGGGGTCATCGGCGATCTGCTTGACAGCATCCGGCGGCAGGCCCTTCTTGCTCTTGATGGCCTTTTGCACCATAGCCGACAGGGTATCCGGGATCAGCCCAGATGTGAGGAATGCCTCCGGCTGGAGGCGACGTACAAGGGCAGTGTTACCACTCGGCAACTCCAGATCCAAGTGGCCGGTCTGGCCCTTCTTCTTCCATTCACGTGCGGTGGTTGCCATGCTGGTCTCCTTGGACTCCGATGGTCGATGATCAGAATGCGATCGGGGTGGCGGTCTCGTTGAGGATGAAGTCATACAGGGTGTCGATCTCACCAGTCAGCGTGGACGGCAGCGCCGAACCGCTGGCGGAGGTGAGCCAGAACGTGCCGTCAGCCATCTCGCCGGAGAGCGAGTCACTCGCACGAGCCTTGTACAGGATGCCGTGGAAGTCTCCGCCGTCATCGTTGATGCTCCGGCCCTCGCTCTTGAAGTACGGGCGCTGGTCGGTCACCTTCTTTTTGAACGTGGTGACGGTGTTCGGGCTGACGCCGGTCGTGGTGAGAGTCCCACCAGCCATGGTCTTGTAGGAGGGCAGCGACAGTCCGCCGTTCTCCAACTCCCAGTCCACCGATGCACCCTTGCCTCGGATGGCAACGACCTTGTCGTCACCACGAAGCTCCTCGAAGTCTTCGGCTTCCTCGAAGCTCATCGTGCGAGCCACGGGGAACTTGCGAGCCGCTCCGAGCGTGGTAGCCGCAGGCGTGGTGTACGGCGTCAAGCCGACCTCACGAAGTCCATACGGCAGTGCCTCTTCGGCCATTAGGCCACCCTCCTGTTCTTCTTGTTCGTCTTGGGCGTGTCCTTGTACTTCTTGGTGCCGAGAAGCTGACCGTTGATGACATCAAACTGATGGAGGACAACAACACCCGGCTTCTTCCCGCAAAGCGCGCTGCTGCACATGACCTCCAGAATCCCATCAGAGATGAGGATTCCGTGCATCTTGTGCTCGCAACGCAACTCCACAGCCCTACTCCTTCTTGACGTCGATCTGGCCGTCAGGCATCTCCACCGTGTTGCCTGTGTCCTCGATCACCGTGGGGTCGTCACCATCCACGTCGGTCTCGTTGGTGCCGGCAGAGCCGTCATCCTTGAGAGGCTCGATGGTGAAGGTGCCTTCCGCCCGGAGGATCGACTCCAGTTCGTCCGACATGGGCACCGTCCGTGACCACAAGTTCTCCGGTCCAAAGACCAGATCCTTGTCGATCCCCTTGACGCCCAGCGCTTCAAGCTGGTCCAGTGGAAGGATGCGACGATCGGATGCACCCTTGTACCTGACCTTTGCTTCGGCCATTATTTGGACTCCTTCCTTTGGTTGTAATCCTACGGAATGGGCTTGTAGGTGGTCAGGAAGTCCACATATGACACCGTCGTACCGAAGTGGTCGTCATACCCGTCTGCGAAGGTGCCCTCCCAGACAGTCTCGATGACACGAACTCCTTCACCCAAGCCGACCAACAGGGTTGGCACTTCCTCCTTGAGTGCCACAATGGCGGCGTCAATCCTCTCCATGGTTCCGGACTCGTCATGCACCCAGGCATTCCAGCGCTGCTGCGAGACCGGATAGCGTGGCACCAGGCCCGGGGCATCCGGCTGAAAGCGGATGACGATGAATGGCCGAACAGCAGAAATACCTGGCAATGCCTGACCAATGGCGCCGGAGGAGTACACCTGCTCGTCCGCAATTCCAGTGTCAGCAGCCGTCACAGCCTGGTATGCACGCTTGCGAAGACTCATCCCGGACTCCCCTCGTCAAACACAGCCTTTGCAAGCAAGGCGAAGAACCGAGGTCCCCACTTCGCCAGCGAGGGAGTGATGATGGCGTACTTGCCCGACCAGCGAAGCTCCAGCCAGATCCCATACGGGACTGAGTGATACAACACAATGGCCACTTCGTTGGTGCTGACTTGAACCACAGAGAACAAGCCGTTGCGAGCGTTGCCGGTCTGGTCCTCCCACGGCGCGTTGGCTCGCATGTCTGACTGGATCTGCGGCGCAACATACTTCGCCGTGGCCACCATGCGAGCCTTCGTGCGGAGCCCAAGCGTCTGGATGTTGCCAGACAGATTTCCAGACCACTGAATGTTGGGCCCCTCGTTAGCCACGGTACTTCACCTCAGCCCACGTCTCATAGCGCCGGTCGTCACGTACATAGACAACCTCGTGCTTGGCGCCATCCTTCATGTACCAGTCGCCGCTCTTGACATCCACGTCATACTCGCCAAGCAACACGAAGTCCGGCTGGACCTCCTCGCCGTCAATCGTCCGGCGGAACACAGTTGTGTTGGTAGGCTGGGTGATCTGGCGGAAGGTCTGCGCAGGGAGCGGCACCAGGGTCGCCTTGACTCCACCAGCACCGTCCGACACCATGTCAGAGCGAGTGAGCACGATCTCCTGAGGGAAGACGGCAATGAACTGTTCCGTCTGCCTCCGCATTACCTCATTCTCCGTGGGCATTCGTCACCGCCGAACGATCCGGCGAGTAGTGGAGGGGAGTATGACCTCGGGATCATTCTCACCGTCGTTGTCGTCAAACGACTTCGCCAGTTGCATGGCGTTCTTGAACAAGTCGCCGTTCTTGCGGCTTGATCCGGCTTCGCTGATGTCCACCATCTCGCTGTAGCTAGTGGCCTTTGCATACCAGAAGGTCGAAGCGGCTGAGCGTGCATCACCATCCGTCGCCGTGAGCCACTCGTCAATCTGGTCGTCGTTGTAGGCGTATGGCTCGGTCACGTCACCGATCATGCGCCGCAGCTGCATACGCTCCTCAGGCGTGTACTCCGCCATGGGTCCTCCGTGGCTCTCGTGGCCTCTAGGCCGATTTGAAAGCTAGGGATGGGCTCGGAGTTGCGATCGCATCTCTTCACGTCTCTCGGGCCACACCTCGCCAGCGCCGTACAAGGCGACTGCCCCAGCCACTAGCGGAGCGGAAGTGGCCAGGGCAATCGTCCTCATGACGGGGTGCAACGACTACTCGTTGTCATCCTCGTCATCGTCCTCGTTGGCGTCATCCTCCTCCAGCCGGGTGACCAGATCGGCCTTGTTGCCCGACTTCGGGAGGGATCGGTTGCCGAGTTCGAACCGCAGCTGGTCTGCAGTCCAGTCGTTGTAGTCCTCCGGTGGTTCCTCACCGTTGAACGGATCTTCGGCCGGAGGTGCATCGACCCTGGCCGGGTTGGTCTCTCCACCCGGAGGTGCACCAGGCACCAGCAGCTGCTGCGTGGCGGCATCCTCCTCGCCGGGGATCTCGGCCTGACGGTTCCAGGACCGCAGCCATGCCTTGTCCTCTTCGGTCAGAGGATCACTGAGTTCACGAGCCATGATGCAATCCTCCTTATGCGTAGACGGCCGGAGCGGTGTAGGCACCGGCGGTGACCTGCATGACCGCACCCGCGCCACGCTTGCGGATGCCGGTGCCGAACCCACGCGTGTAGTACGACTCGATGAGCGGGTAGTCGGGCTCACGGCCCTTCACCAGCTTGAGTCCACGCAGGGTGGCGATCTGGTCTTCACGGATGCCGATGGGGTTGTTGAGCGTCTCCTGCCCACCGGTGGCGAAGCAGACCATGTAGCCAGCCGGAATGTACGCATCCTGGACGATCAGAACGTCACCCCACGAGCCGATGACGTTCAGCCCGTTGAGCGAGTTCGGAGGCTGCTGGCCGGAGATGACCTGCATGTTGACCGGCATGAGGAACGGGCTGGTGCCCGCAGCCGGTACGAAGTCGTACAGCGAGCCGACCGGCCCACCGTTGACCTGAGACCGGATCGTGCGGATGACGTCACCCTGGGCCTTGTTGACCATCAGGACAACACGATACCCGTTCTGCACCGAGTAGCCGTGCTCACCCACGAGGTCCACGAGGGCCTGCAGGTCAGCGATGTCCGCCGTGGCGATGGCGCCACCCGCTGCCGGGAAGGTCGCCGCACCGGTCGTGACGTAGTGGTTGTGCGAGTCCGCGAACACGGTGGTGCCGTAGTTCGGAGGCTTGTCGCCCACTGCACCCGCGTAGAACGGGTACACCGTGTGGCCCTCTTCGGCCGTCCGGCGGTCCGTGCGGAACAGGGTGCGCATGACCTCGGTGAAGACCAGCCGGTTGTCGGCTTCGAGCGCCATGTTGGTGAAAGCGTTGACCTGTGTGGCCGTCGCCTTGGCCAGGAACTTCCAGGTGAAGCGCCCGGCGAGGTCGTACCAGCCGAAGTCATAGCCGATGGTGAACGGCTTGACACCCGGCCGGATGCCAACCGGCACGCCGTACTCGGTTGCCGGCTCGAAGTCACCGATTTCACCAGAGTCGTACATCTGCTCGGTGAGGTCGGTGGTCCGGTAGGTCAGGAACGACACCAGCGGATCACGCAGCGCGTTCCACGCGGCGAGAGCGGCCTGGTAGTCATCCCACAGCTGGTTGAGCGCGGTGCCGTCCTGGGTCTGCGAGACCAGGATATCACCAGCGGCGTGGTATCCGCGAGCCATGTCAGGTCACCGACCTTCCGAGACGAACGATCAGGCGCCAGGCCTGTACGAAGTGGCCGACCGGCAGACCGGCAGCGGCGTTGCTGACGATGCCAGCCGCACCCGCCATGACCTTGACACCAGCGGCGAAGCCGGTGACGCCGTCAGCAGCGGTGAGAATGTCGACGATCTCGCCATCCGTCATCACGTCGATCGGCTTGCCCTGCGGGATCATGGACGACAGGCAGATCACACCTCGGCACGCGGTCCCGTCGACAGACTTGATGACCTGTCCGGAACCGTTGATGTCAACGGCGTAGATCTTGCCGATGTCGGCCGCGACAGGCTGGAACCCCAGCGGAGCACGGAAGCTCCCGCAATGGGGTTCGATCTTGTCGAACCTTGCCATGTTGCATACTCCTTGGCTTGTTGGGCTTGGGTTACCGTCGCCCAAGTGCAGGGAGAGTGGTCTTCAGACGATCCATCCGGGCGCTGTCGCTGCCCTTGCCCTTGCCGGCGCCACTTGCAGGCGCACCGCTGGGCTTCGGCTCGTCTTCCTCCTCCTCTTCGTCATCCTTGGACTTCACCAGGTATGGCTTGTCCTTGGACAACTTCTCCAGAGCCTTGGCAAGTTCCTTCGCGTCCACCTCGCCCTTGTCGCTCACCGCGTCGGCCAGATAGCCCTTGCTGCTGGCGATCTCCAGCGCAACGTCGCTGTCGTTCCAGGTGATGGTGTTCGCGCTCAGGAAGGCATTGGCCAGCCGGAGATTGTTGACCTCGACCACGAGCGAGTCACGCTCCTGGGTGATGGTCTGCAAGTCCTTGACGGCCTTGTCCTTCTCGGACAGGTCCTTGTCCTTCAGCGTCTGCAGTTCCTGCTCTGCGGTAGACCGCTTCCTGTCGGCTTCAGAGAGTTGCCTCTGCAGCTTCTCGAAGTCAGCCCGGCTGACGGTATTGTCACTACCGGTGTCGGTCCCGCCGTTCTGCTGCGCACTGTCAGCCGACGATCCTCCACCGCTGCCCGTACCCTGCGCGCTGTCAGTGCCGGTGCCGTTGTTGCCCTGCTGGCCGTCCTGCGCTCCGTCATTCTGGCCATTGCCCTCTTGTCCGCTCTGTGACATGAGAGTCCACTCCTTCCGCTCCGTTTGGGTCACGATCCTACTGGAGCGATCAGGGCAGGCTTCTGGAAACAACCACCCTGCAATAGTTCCTGGGCGGGAAGGTCTGCGGCCGGTTGCCCGGCCAGATTGCCTTTGTCTCGATATCCATGCTGCCGAGATCGTCGGTCTCGCCAGCCACCCAGACATGCCGAACCACACCCGACTGGGGAGTTGCACCAATCGTGAAGTCAGCTGCGGTGTCCTCAAACACCACTTCCCCATTCCGGCTGCCAATCACGGTCCACGAGTCGACATCATTCAGATCCCCAGAAGAGCCGCTCACCTCCAGGTCAAGTGGAGGCTCCAAGTCGCCTTGCTTGATGAAGAAGACATCATCTTCGTCAACCGTCGTCATAGTGGCCTTGCCTCCGTGTTGTTCGGACGTACCCGAGCAGTTGCGCTAGTCCCCATTGCCCCGCTGGCAGAATTGCGGACAATGCTACCGCTCGCCGGGTTGCGTACTACCACTACAACAGGGTCCTGGATGGCGATGTACGGCACCGACTCGACATCCCATAGCAGTATGAGATCTTTGCCGGCCACGGAACGGACCGACCATAGATATATCCCAGATTTGCCAACAGTAGTGCGGATTCCCCAGCGAAGGTCCAGAGAGTCACCAACAGCTGACCGGGCATCCCAAAGCAAACTGAGCTCATCTGCGGCAAGGGCTCGGGTGTTCCACCGCAAGTCCAGCGCATCCCCAAGAGCCTGTCTCGTGTTCCATACCAGCGCCAGGCTCTTGCCAACCGCCGTAGCCCCAATAATCTGGACATCCCAGACCAGCTGGAGGCTCTTGCCGGCTGCTGCCCTTGTATTCCACACCAACTGGAGAGGATCTCCGACAGCAACGCGGGTATTCCAGACCAACTGGAGTGGGTCGCCCACGAAGGTCCTTGTATTCCACACAAGTTGCAAGG